GATAATCAAGAATATGAAATTAAAGAAAATTATCAAGCATCTCAAGTTAAAAGAAATATTATTGACTGCTCAAAGTGAGGGTAAACTTACTCCACAAGGAAAAACAAAGTTAGATGCTATAGAGAGTGGCCCACTAGCAGGGCCGACAATATCAAACATTTTACAAGGTATTACTTTTGAACAAAGTGATGAGATAAAAGGTTTTTTACGTTCAACTTTTGGTGACGTTGATTTTGATACTGCTGTTCAAATTGAGAGGGCAGGACTTGAAAAATCCAAAAAAGAAAGGCCTATAGCTTCTTCAGTCGAAGAAATTATTGGTAGTGCTGTGCCATTAGCTGTAACAAAAAGACCACAAAGTTTTCTTGGTAACATACCTCAAGGTGCTGCAATAGGTGGTGCTTTTGGATTTGGTGGTAGTAAAGGTAATGTACAGGAAAGAATACCTGATGCTTTGAAGGGTGCTGCTAGTGGTGCTGTTACACAACCATTGGTGGCAGGTGCATTGAGACCAATAGAAAATTTATTTGAAGGCACAGGTAAGTTTTTAAAAGGCCCTGCAAGATTAGGCACACAACAAGCTAGAGCATTATTAAAAGAAGCTATAGAAAATGATGCAGGTGGTGAAGAATTTGCAAATTTAGATGAAGCATTTTTGTATGTTTTAAATAAGAACACTACTGGTAAACCATATACTGTAGCTGATTTAGGCCCTAATTCACAAGCCTTGTTGGATGTTGTTAATTTATTGCCTGGTCAAAGCAAAAGAGTTGCAAGAAACTTTTTAAGAAAAAGAGATAGTGGTATACTAACAAGATTAAAAGGTGATCTAACAGATGCTTTTGGTCAAAGAGCAGATTATTTTGAAGAATACAAAGCCCTTGAAACAGCAAGAAAAGAACTTGGTGACAGACTATATAGACGTGCCTACAGGAAAAATATAAAAATTAATTCTGATTTATTAGAGCTATTTAAAAGACCATCAATGAAATCTGCTTTTGACAATGCTTTTAACATAGCTAATGAAGAAGGCGAAAACATTGGTAAATATGCTTTTACTAAAAATGGTCTCACTTTGAATGGTAAAAAAGCAACAAATATTTCAACTAAATTTATGCACTATTTAAAACGTGGTTTAGACGATACAGTTTATAATAGTAAGTCACCTATTAGTGGCACAGGTAAAGATTTATTAAATGCTTCAAAAAGTACAAGAACAGCTTTCTTAAATATATTAGATGAAGAAAATCCATCATATAAATTAGCTAGAAATTACTGGTCAGGCAAATCATCTGTAATGGATGCAATGAAAGAAGGCAGAGAATTTTTGAAAGCCGACTCTAATGAGTTAGCTGAAGAAATTAGTAATATGTCTGATTCACAATTAGAAGCATTTCGTCTTGGCTCTATGCAAGGCATATTGTCAGAAATAGAAAAAGGTGCAGAAAGAACTGCTATGAGCAGATTATTAAAAAGCCCAGAAAGACAGAAACTTTTAAAACTTACATTTCCACAAACAGATTTAGGTAAGGCTGCTGCAAATAAATTTATAAACAATTTAGAAACAGAAGTTGTAATGAGGGAAACATCAAAATTTACTTTGGGTGGTAGTCCTACAATTTTAAGAGGTGAAGCATTACGAAAAGTTAGAGACTTTTCTAGACGTGATCCTGTTAGTGGACTTACTGATTTAATTGGTAAAGCAATAGCCAAAGATTATAAGACTGTAGCTGACAAACAAGAGACTGCCGTTGCAAATGAATTAGCAAGAATGTTAACAGAAACAAGACCTGATAAACTTAATGTCATACAAAAAGAGTTGTCACAAAAAGGTATAAAACAAGTTTTATCTAAATATGCACCAGGTCTTTTACCAAGCCTGACTAGAATGATTGTTAATCCTAGAACGATTACAGGTCAAGTTGGTAGCAGTTCTACTGATTTTGATACACAAGATATTATCAATCAATTTACTCAATGACCCAAAAAAAACTACAGAAAGAATCTATCTACGCAGAGTATGACGAAGATGGAGATGGGATAGTTAGTGACGAAGAACTAAGTCATGTAAGTGAAATAAAGAAGCTAGAACATGATTTACGCAAACAAAGGGCGCAAAGAAGAATGGCTACTGCCAGTTTGGTTGCAATGGCTGCTTTTACTACTGCGATGTTTTTTGTTGATCTTGATAGAGTTAAGGCTTTGGCAGATATTAGTAACCTTTTCTATATTACTGGGGGTGGCATTGTCGCTGCCTACATGGGTGCATCTGCTTTTATGAATAGGAAATAATATGTTTTCAGCCCTAATTGGGCCTATAGCTAACCTTGCTAGTTCTTGGATGGAATCTAAGGTCGAGAAGGTTAAAGCTGATGGCCAAGCTAAAGTTGCTCAAGCTAAGAGTAAAGCAGCAGTAGCAGAGAAAGTAGCATCTGGTGAGATTGCATGGGAAAAGTCTATGGCTGATGCCACAGATAGCAGTTGGAAAGATGAATTTGCTCTTATTGTTTTACTACTACCTGCAATATTAGTCTTTATACCTAGCATGACAGAATATGTCAGAACTGGTTTTGAAGTTTTAAACACTTTGCCAACTTGGTATCAGTACCTTTTATTTATTTCTGTATCTAGTTCATTTGGAATTAAAGGTGTTGGTCAAGCTATGAAACTTATGGGGAAAAAATGAGTAATATTTACATGAGGTTATACGATTTCTTTCATGCAATAGCTGATGTTTTTTGGAAAAAATATGTTGATTCAATAAAAAAGAGGGCAAAGCAAGATCATGGCAGCAAAAAAATCATCGAAGAAAAAAGCAATACCAACAAACAAGGCTCTGTACGCAAGAGTAAAGGCCGAAACAAAAAGAAAGTTTGACGTATATCCATCAGCTTATGCCAATGCTTATTTGGTAAGGACATACAAAAAACGTGGTGGAAAGTATAGGACTGCATAATGGCAAAGCCTAGTGGTGGACTTACAAAGTGGTTTAAGAAAGAAAAATGGGTAGATATTTCTGCGCCTAAAAAGGGTGGTGGCTATGAGAAGTGTGGTCGTAGCAAAGCCAAAGGCAGTAAGAGAGGTTATCCTAAGTGTGTTCCATCTGCAAAAGCTAAGACTATGACTAAGGCACAGATAAGATCGGCTGTAAAACGTAAACGTGCCAATCCAAAAGGCAAAGTAAAAACCATAGTTAGAAAGAGGAAAAGATAATGCCCTTTAGTAAATATTCTCCAAAGCAGAAAAAACTAGCTAGAACAGCCCCACCAAGAAATAAGATTACAGCAGCAGATTTCAAAAAACTCAAAAAGAAAAAAAGGAAAAAGTAATGGCGAAAGGTGTAAAGCATTATTTTAGAGATGGTACAGAACACAAAGGTGGTATGCACAGGATGCCAAATGGCAAGTTACATTCTGGTAAAACACACACAGCTTCTTCAAAGCCTTTGTTTCACATGAGAGAACTATCCAAGACTGCACAGGCTAAAGCTAGAAAGAGAAAGTAAGATTATGGATATTGAGCAGTTAAGAAAAGAACTAGAAGCTGATGAGGGTTGTAAGTACGAAATATATTTGGATCATCTTGGCTATAAAACCTTTGGTATTGGTCACTTGTGCAAAGCTACTGATCCAGAAAATGATATGGATGTAGGCACAGAGGTGTCAGAGGAAAGAGTTAAAGACTGTTTTAACAAGGACATAGAGTTAGTACTTAACGACTGTGAATTATTATATGATGACTTTGAACACCTGCCAGAAGATGCGCAGCTAATAATAGCCAACATGATGTTTAATCTTGGTTATCCTCGACTAAGCAAATTTGCAGGCATGAAGTCTGGTGTAGATAACAGAGATTGGAATAAAGCTGCTGATGAGATGATTGACTCTAATTGGTATAAACAAGTGCCAAACAGAGCAGGTAGGCTTGTCAAACGTATGAGGGCTTTACATGGCTCAATCTAAACGTAAGAAGAAGTCAGTAAATCTATCTGTTGGTAGAGGTGAAAAGCTATCAGTTAAGCAAGGTGGTGGTCTTACTGCAAAAGGTAGGGCTAAATATAATCGTGCTACAGGCAGTAATTTAAAAGCACCAGTTACAGGTAAAGTCAAACCAGGCAGTAAAGCTGCTGCTAGAAGAAAGTCTTTTTGTGCTAGGTCTAAGAGTTGGACAGGGCCAAGAGGGAAAGCTGCAAGGCGCAGATGGAAATGTTAACAACTAAGGAGATATATTATGCCTATGGGTAAAGGTTATGGCTCTATGAAGCCAAAGAAAAAGAAAACCAAAATGGTTAAGAAAGTTAAAACAAACAAAATGGCTAAAAGACGTAGAGCCTAGGGTGTAACAGGTCTAAAGTGTCTAGTTATACAAAAAAAAGTGTCTAGTAAAATAATTTGACCTGTCTAGTAAAACTAAATTATCATCTTGACAGTAAAAAATAGACAAAAGGGTGTCTAGTGCTGTCTAGTAGAAAAAATAAACTCAATGATTTCAATGGGTTACAGAGCCAAACGACAGGTTCAATCCCAGTTAGTCCCACCATTTCTACCAAAATTAAATACATAAGAAATAACAAAGACTTAGCTTGTAAGCTATTGAAGTTATTGAGTTATTTAAAACCATCTATCCGATTTTGGTCTGATTTTGCTCCGAAGTTAATCCGAGAAATTAGGTCAAAAACACCTCCAAAAAGCATAAAAGTGTCTAGTAAGTGTCTAGTAAAATTTACTAGGGCTAACAGGGATAGACCAAAAGGTTCACAGGAAATAAGCATAGGGCTGACAGGTTTGTGTCTTTTTTTACTTGTATTAGTATGCGAAAACGCATATACTATTATTAAAATAAGCGAAACTGGTTAGGAGACCTATTATGATAAATTTAGATTTAGATTTAACAAAAGACGATATACAAGTTCTTAGTTTAATTGATTATACAAATAACGATTATTTAGATT